TTAAGGACAAGGGCGAACGTATGTTAAAATTAATTGCAAACGATATAGCAAGGAGCGTTAAATAATGGCAACATTCTCAGCAATAAGAGATGGTTTAAAAACTAGATTAGTAACAATATCAGGGTTAACAGCTTATGATTACGTCCCTGATTTTATAGATCCTCCTATTGCTTTAGTAGCTCCGTTAAATTCTTTGAATTACGATGCAACAATGGCTAGAGGTGCAGACACATATAATATTCCAGTAGTTCTTTACATTGCCCGAATAGATGCACAAACAGCACAAGAGGGAGTCGATGCCTATTTAGCTTCTACAGGTAGCACAAGTATAAAAGCAGCAATAGAGGGAGACCCAACTTTGGGAGGCGCAGCAATGTCTGTTAGAGTTATATCAGCGACGGATTATGGAGAATATGAAGTTACGCAGGGAACTAGCTTTCTTGGTGTAACATTTAATGTAGAGGTAATAGCTTGAAAGTAAAAATTTTAATAGGTAGTAACTACCCAGATGGTAAAGACGAAAAAAGAGTAGAAGCAGGACAAACACTTGATTTACCAGATAAAGTTGCAAAATCTTTAATTAAAAATAGCGCTGCTATTAAAATTACTGATAAAATGATTACAGGAGAAGAGGAATAGATGCCAACATTTACACATGGAAAAGACGCTGTTGTTTTATTAGATAACACAAATTTAAGTACAACACTAACAGACGTTTCATTTTCTTTAACTTCGGACGTTTCAGAAACTTCAACATTTTCCTCAAGCAGTAAGAGTTTTATTTCGGGTTTACGTGATGGACAAATAACTGCTTCTGGTTATTTTGAAACTTCAAGCCCTGATTCTGATGCTGAGTATTTGGCACAGTTAGGCGGATCAGGAGCAGCTTTCTCAGTAGCGCCAATAGGATATACTAGGGGAAACCCTTCAACTTTTGGATCAGTTATAGAAACTTCTTATGATAGATCAGCAGATATAGGCGGAGTAGTTGCAGCAGCTGTAGCATTTCAATTCGATGGAGATGCTTATAATGGGAAAAGTATGTTAGATGTTACAACTTTAACTTCAACAGCAACACAAACATCAGTAGATTTTGGAGCAGCAGGAACTAATGGAGGAGCAGCAACGCTACATGTAACAGCAGCTAGCGGAACTTCCCCAACATTAACTGCTAAAATCCAAACAAGCGCAGATAACTCTAGCTTTTCTGATTATATAACTTTTACTCAGAACACAGCAGTAGGATCTGAACTAAAGACAAGCGCGAGCGCCCCAGCGAGATACGCTAGAGCTGTATTAACTATCGGGGGATCAACTCCGAGTTTTACAGTTGCTATCAGTTTTGCACAGGGATAATTAATAAAGGAGAATAAATGCCGACATTTACACATGGAAAGAATGCAGCTTTTAAAGTTGATGATTCTGGAGCAACTATTAGAGACATTTCTAATGTTTTAACAGATGTTTCAGTTTCAAGAACAGCCGATGTTGCAGAAGTTTCAGCATTTTCAGGAACTTCAAAGGCTTTTGTTTCTGGATTAACTGATGGATCTATTTCTATTACAGGGAGCTTTGATGCAACTGTTGATGGTTATCTAAAGGGAATAATTGGAATCGTAAGAGATTTTGAATTTTACCCTATAGGAACTGGAGGCGGAAGCCCTAAAGCCAGCGGAACAGCAATATTAACCTCTTACGATCGTTCACCAGATATTGGAGGAGCTGTAGGATTTTCCGCATCTTTTCAAATAACTGGAAACGTAACAGAGGCAACTGTCTAAACTATAGATTAACTTACAAAAAAATAAGGAGATCTAGATGAAGCGGTTAAAATTAGACGATATATCTAATGCGCCCAATCTTCCTACTAAGGAAATTGAATTAGAGCAATGGGAAGTAACTGTTATGGTTGCAGGGTTAACTAAAGCAGATACTGTTGAAATTAACGAATTATCAGAAAATGAAGATGGAATAAGAGATGATGTTTTATTTGAAAAACATTTACTTTTAAAAGGGATTGTAGATCCTGAATTGGATTCACTAGATGATGTTGAAACTTTTTACAATAAAGCAACGCCACAAATAATTGACAAAATTCTATTAGGCATTTACCGCTGTATGAATTGGACTAAGGAGGATCAGGCTAAAGTAGCCGATGAGTTTTCAGAATAACGGAGAACTTGCTTTCGAGTTTAGATTAGCTAAAGATTTAAAAATGACAGTTGACAACTTAAGGAAATCAATGTCAGTTATGGAATTTGAATCATGGAAGTTATACTATATTGATATAAACAAAAAAGAGCATAAAGCAAATACAGAAGCAAAAGCTCAATCTAAACTTAGGAGATAAATGGCAAGTGCAACTTTAGAAATGATTCTAAAGCTTACAGGAGTTAATAAAACTACTAAGGGTTTAGATAAAGTTTCAAATTCGACTAAAGATCTTGATAAATCAGTCACTAAATCTTCAAAAGGGAATGAAAAATTTTCCAAAGGTATGTCAGGATTACAGAAAACTGCAATAGCTGGTGGAGCTATCTTTGCAGCAAAATCATTATTTGATTTCTCTAAAGCCGCTTTAGATGTGGCTGTAACTGCGGATGAAGCTGCTTCTGCTTTTAATACAACATTTGGAACAGCTGCAGAAAGAGCAACTAAGTTTTTAGAAGATTTTGCAAACAAAGCTGGTTTGACAGTTTCAGAGGCACAACAGCTCAATGCTATTTTAGGATCTGTTGCTCAGGGTATAGGTTTCACAGCTGAGGAATCAGCAGATTTAGCTATTAAAATGACCACAGTAGCGGCAGATATTGCCAGTTTTATGAACGTCTCTGAAGGAGCCGCTCCCGTTTTACAAAGTTTTCAGCGCGCATTGGTCGGAGAGCGTGAATCTCTTGCAACTTATGGAATAAAAATAAGTGAACTGGAAGTCCAAACACAGGCATTAATGATGACAGGTAAGAAAAACGCGGCACAGTTAACAAGGCAAGAAAAAGGTTATGCAACTATAGCTTTAATAACTGAAAAAGCAGGAGTTCAGATAGGAGACCTTGACAGAACTTTGGAGGGTTTTGCTAACCAATCAAGAATGGTTGGAGCTGAATTAAGAGAGTTAAAAGAGGAAATCGGTAGGCAATTAATTCCAACTGCAGAGGCTTTATTGCCTGTTTTTAGAAATTTAGTTGAGGCTATGGGACCCGATGTAATAAAAGCTTTTCAAAAATTAGGAGAGGGAATAGTCAATTTTGTTTTAGCTATACAAGCTTTAGAAGAGGGAGAGGGTTTATCTGTTTTAATTATAAAATTCGATGAATTAGCAGATAAGCAAAGGGAAATAAACAAAGTACTTAAGGAATCTTCTGATAGATGGAATGGTTATTCAGATATAATTAAAACCTTAAATAAAAATGTTGAAATTAGCAGACAAAAAACAAGAAATCAAAGAACAGAATTTGAAAAATTTAACGTAGTTTTGAAAAAAGATTCTCTGCCAGCTATTGAAAAATATTTAAAATTTATGAATCTTTTAACTAAAGATGAGGAAGAGAATGCAGATAGTTCTAACCTTTTAAGAGATGCAAAAACAGATTTAACAGAAGCACAAAGACAAGAGGCTTTATCAACAGCAGAAGAGGCTTTGCAGAAAAAAGAATTACAAAAAGAAATAGCAGAATTATTATTCTTTCAAAGACAAGGGGTTAACGTATCAGAAGAGTTAGCAGTCGCACAAGAGAAATTAAAATTAATAGAGTTTGAATTAACAAGAGAATCAGAAGAGCTGAGGGATGCTAAAAAAGAATTAAATGAAATAGAGGATTTACTAACGGAGAGCGTAAGCAAGTCAACTACAAAAATGGAGAAACAATTTCAAGTTTTTATCGATTTAAACGAGCAAGTAGAAGCTTTTAATGAATTAGCAGCAAACATAGAATTTATGAAAATAGCAAGTGCATTGGGAGAGGCTAATCCACTTTTATCAACAGGATTAGGATTATTAAGCGAATTAGCAAAATTACAAGGTTTAGACGAAAGAGCAAGAGAATTGAATAATATGGCTGATGCTGCTGAAAGATTAGGAAGAGCGCAAGCAGGAGAATTCGCAGGCTTACCTAGTCAAACTGTTTCTCGCCCAGCAGTTACTAGTGTTCCTATGTTTGGACAGAACGAACTATCGAACTTTCAAGCAGCTGGAGCGCCAGTAACACAGGTATTTGTGCAAATAGGAGAAGAGCAGTTAGATGATGTTGTTGTTAAATCAGCACAGAGAACACAAGACAAAAGCAGATTTTTCTCCGATTTAGTAATTCAATAATGTCTGTTGCTTTTGATTCCAATGTTACTTTGACTTGTGAGATTGCATTCAATTCAGATCCGCTCGACTCTAGCCAAACATTCACAGATGTCTCTGCTTATTTGAGAGGTTTTTCCATTGTAAGAGGAAGATCTTCAAATTTAGCTAAGTTTCAACCATCTACAGCTGTTGTACAGTTAGATAATTCAGATAATAGGTTTTCCCCTAATCAAACTACACATTATTATGATGCAACAAACAATAGATCAAAAGTACAGCCTCTTAAACGTTTACGAATTAAAGCTGTTCAGGGTGGAGTAACTTACACAATATTTACGGGGCATGTTGAAGGATTTCCTGTAAGTTATGGGATGCAAGGAAGCGATTCTGTAACAAACATAAGAGTAGTTGATGCTTTTAAGCTCTTTAATAATGCTACATTGGCTTCAATAGGTTGGAAACTAGACTTATCATTATTAGGAGAGACAACAAGACTAGCTTTTGGACAGGTACAAGAAAAATCTTCTGTTAGGGTAACAAATATTTTAAATTCTTTTGGATATACAAATCAAGCAATTTCAACAGGACAATTAGACGTACAAACACAATCCACAAGCGACACAGTTTTGGCTGCTATACAAAAAGTAGAAGATGCAGAAAATGGGACTTTTTTTATGGCTGCTAATGGAAATGCAACGTTTAGGGATCGTAATTATAGATTGACTAACACAACAACTCCAACTGCTACATTTGGACAAGGTGGATCAGATTTACCTTATTCAGACATAGTCTCTAGCTTTGATGATACAAAAATTATTAATACTGTTCAGATGACCAGAACAGGTGGAGCTGTTCAAACTGCTGTTTCTGATGATTCTGTAAATAGATTTGGAACTCATTCCTTTACTAAAACAGGGACTTTAAATATTTCTGATGCAAATGTCTTATCTATTGCAGGACAAAAAGTAGTAACAAACGACATTCCACAAACAACAATAACTAGTTTAAAATTTAGACCGCAGGCAAATACAGGGTTATGGGCTAAAGCTTTAGGTTTAGAAATAGGATCTTATGTTGAAGCTAAGGTTACTACACCATCTTCAACAGTAGAAACCTATGATCTGTTTATTGAGAGAATTTCTCATAAAGTTGATGCTAGGACTAAGACTTGGACTTGGACAATAGGGTTAAGCGCAGCAGAGACAGGAGCTTGGATTTTAGGAGTCGGAAAACTAGGAATTGATACTAACATCAGTTATACTTAAAAAATAAGGAGATATTTACATGGCGGCAGGAGTTTGGTTTAATTGGACTACAGGAGATTTAGTAACAGAAGCTAGATTTCAAGACATTCAGGATTCAATAGTTTTTATATATAGTTCAGAATCAGCAGCAAATTCAGCTTTAACTAACAAAGTTGAGGGGACTATTTTCTACGATACAACAGCCAATTTAATTAAGGCGTGGAATGGTGCAGCTTGGGTTTCAGCAGAAGCGGGAGACATTACAGGAGTTACCGCAGGAACTAACTTAAGTGGAGGCGGGGCAACGGGATCAGTAACCTTAAATCTAGCTATTGACGCAGCCGTAGCATTCGCAGATCAAACAGCAAGTGCAATAGTATTAAAAGATTACGCTGAAACAGACGTAGCAGTCAGCTCAGCAACAACTTTAGCAATAAATTTAGCTAATGGTAATGTTGGAGCAGTCACCCTAGGTCATAATGTAAGCGATATTGACTTCACTTCGGTTCCAACTAATGGCGTTTCAA